AAACGATTGCCAGCTGCACTATAATTCCAAGTAAATTCATTACTGGCGATATAATTCTGTGTAGAATAATTTAATTTATTCCAGCCTATCCAACTTAGAAAATCTGTTGATAATATCTCGTTTATTTCTGACAATGAATAGTCTGTGGTACGAAACTGTCCAGGTATGACTTCTGTCGCAGGCAATGGTATGGCGGAACGAATTTTAAGATTATTAAATATACGGGTTTCAAACTCTAATAAAATCTGATCTCGTATATCACTAAATGCAACTGTGATACTGCCATCATGGCCGCGGATAACTACCGTGGGATTTACATAGGTATCATCTACAAAAATTTCTGGCTTATATGCAGGATATAAGCCTAACTTGGTAGGAGTATTAGGTACGTAATTACCATAAGTTGCTGCATATTCTTGTATGGTAATTACATCTCCAACTACTAGCGGAATAGTGATTGTAAGTCGCGGTCCATCTGTAGACACGATATAATCATAATTTAATGCTAACAATACGTCATTTACATACACCAACAACCCTTGATAGTTTGATGCGGTAAAATCATAAGTTGTTGTTAGATCAAATACTGGTGTTGATATTGCGGTATATGTCGTAACCGTTTGGGTATTGGTCGACCCAACAGGCAACATGTCACTCCAATAAAATGAATTTAAATTTGATTTACCATCATTTATATCTGAAAATGCAGAGGTTAAAATACCAGCCACTGTCTCATCGCTATAATCGTTACGGATCACATTATCTAATAATTGATTTTTAAATTTAATGTATTCTCTACTGTTGAAATCAAGTGCAGCAAAGATATTGTATTCTTTGCTACGCATAAAATAGCCAGCCATTGTCATCGGCGCACTTTGTTGCAGGATATTCATACCGTACGGTATGCTGTCGCCGAGGTCACGTGTGTTGTTTGCTCCGTTAATTGGACCGGAGATAGCTAATAGATTCTCCCCTATGGTTTCGTAGTGAGCGCGGATAGTGCCAAGACTAAGCACTGGACTATTTTGATTTAATGGATTATTTTCAAGATTAACTGGTACTTGATAGAATCCTACACCGCTTGTCTGGTCACTTATTGCTGCTACTTCTATGATATCGCCGGGCACATAGATATCTAATAATGTTATAGTTGTAACAGTATTGGTACGTGCAACTGTATATCGGCTAGGATTTACAAATACCGATCCGGCATATAATTGTATGGCCGGAACACTGGTGTTATCATTCGTTCTAATATCCAGTCGCAACGGGCCACCATCATAGCTAAATCTAAACTGTTGACGTATCTTACTTTTTTCTATAGCAGGTTGCCAACCAATCTCTTTAATAAATGATATACGATTACTGTATTGTCTAACAACACCTTCACTAATATTTTCTACACTGCTAACACTGTCAATTACATAAACAAATGTATCGGTGTATAAATTATTATCGAAAACAATATCGCCAATATTATTAAGACTAAGATATTTTAATGCAAACCCTAAAACGGGATCAACTGTACCTGATGCAGTTGCATAGGAAAATAACTTGCTGCCAACAAATGTGCTGCTTGGATATTTGTCTTTATTACTAAAACTAATACCGCTAATATCGTATATATTAAACAACGGTGCTTGATTAACACTAATTTTTTGTTGTGCATTAATCCATTCAACACCATCATACCAAAAACTCTTACCTTGTACTGTATCTCCAGCAAGGCATACTATAACCTGGTCTATTAGCACATCTGAATCTGCTGCCAGAACTAAATTTATAATAGGTTGTGCAATTAATGGTGGCACAGTGTCTGGTACAATAAATGTAACTTCATATATCTTGTTTCGTACTGCAGGATTTGTGTCAGCAGCAAATATTACTCTTGTACCACTTACAAATGTATATCCATCTGTACTATATCCAATCGATCCATTGATATTACTTAAAGCATCAGTACTAGAAAAATCGATTATATCGATTGGTTGTTTTCCTTGTGTACCGTAATCATATAATCGAGTGCCGGCACGGTATTCTAATATAGGGCGGCGACCGCGGAACGCATTATCAACAACCGGATTAGTGTTATTATAGGTTGCTGATGCATTAATAATATCGATGTGGAACCAACGATTACTACGTGTCCAAGGGTTTAAATCTGGGCTGGCACGATTAATAGTAAGATAATCTGGTACCATTGGTATATTAAGACTTGAATAATCGGTTATACTTTGTACATAGATTTCTGGAGTTACAAAATCATCCACTGACAATAGTTTAATTGCTGTGCCAACTCCTTCGATATAATATGTTTGACCTTGATAGATTGCAGGAGTTACTGCTCCGATAAATCGTACTTTTAATCCATTGGAAAAGGCCACACCATTTGGACTTGTATAGTTTTTTTGCCCGATGATTTCATCTATGTCAAGGATATCAGAACTTGTCTGATCGATTAAGCGTATTCTACCGAAGATTTCTGGATCGGTACCATCTTGATAATATAATGTATTTTGTATCGCTGACAACAACGGTATCTGTTCAAAGTATCCTTCGGCATTTTTATACCAATTGGTGCTAGAATATTGCGTACCGTAGTTAATACTGAATTTTTCAAGATTATTAACTGGCTCAACACTATTAAGCACCATGTATGGCAGTCCGCCGGCATCATACACATATCGTATCTGCCATACACTATATCGTTGTGCTTGACTATCGATATTCGTAACTTGATCAAATAGTGTAGTATCAAATGTGCCCGGTAATCCTGGAGTGGCTGTTGGCGGCAATGGATCAAACTGTGTGGTTATTTGCCAACCACCATCCTCCGGATCAGCAATAGGATTAAGGAATATAATAGTTTTACCATTAAGTTCAGTAATACCATCAATGCTGCCATTTTCTTCCAAAAAAGGAGCCACATATACGTTATTGATTTGATTAAACTTTAAGGTCGGAACTACAAGATTAACCACACCACCAGCAATTACAGGAAGGTTATAATAAAAATTCTGTGCTGTGCTTGCTGGTACATTAAATTGAACTATACCAAGATCTTCGCCGTTGTTAATAACACCAAGAACATCTCTACTACTGATATTTGGTGCTGTTGGTAATCTTCCATTTACCCCCGGTGTTGTTTGTATCCAAAATCCTGGACCGGTTCCAGCGGTACCATCGACGATATTTAGAACACCATTCATGTTCATTTCTGTGTCGCTGGTATAATACAAGGTGTCGGGTGCGTCTTGAGGAACAACAAAAGTTACAGTTTGCTCAAATGCTCCATTGTTAGTAACTCCAGAGTCGTATGTTTGCCCTTGACCAAGCACGGGTGCAGTTTTAATCCAAAATCTATAAGCACCACGCAGGCTTAGATCAAATGCATAGGTATTGCCGCGCACAAGAGTTAGCGTAGGATTATTAATATAATCTATTACGTATGCAGAATTGCCAGCATTTGTAACACGATAGTTAACATCTTCTTTATTATTTTGAGCCACAGTAAATGAATAGTTGCCCTGACGTACTAATGTTAGTGTTGGATTAGTTCCCGTTGCGCCCGAGAATGTGTAAACACCATTTGCTCGTGTGACAACAAAATTATCTGTACTCGGTACATTTTCAGAAAACACATCAACACTATCCGGGCCGTTTGGCAACCAATAGTATTGGCTATAGTTTACAAATTTATCAAAATCTACAAATGGATCCCAGGCGTAATACTCGCTAGTGTACAGTCGATCGGCACGGGTAGTTAAACTACCTTGTAATGCCAAGGCATCAGTAATACCAGGATATGTTATAGCATCGGATATATCGGTAGAGTCGGGTTTGGTAATTATAACTCCCGGTTCTAATTGATAGTTGGCGCGTGTATCTGTAGTTTCTTGTACATAGTTATCGTTGGGATTTATTCCTGGGCCAATGGTGCGACCAACAAATCCCTGAATCTTTTTAAAATTTGGTTCTTGTACAAGTTGATCTAATGTTGCTGACAAGAATTGACGATTTACTGGTGTTTGAAATATCTCAGGTAAAAAATCTACTGTACGAGTTCTTGCCATTATATGACTCCGCTGCCTGGGGCAGTACGTAAATTAGTGCTGGTCAACGCTTCAATTACTTCAACGCTGTTGATATTGGCTGCATTAACAAATATCTGATTAGGTGCTGATCTAATTTCATATAGATCGCCAAAACTCTTTTGTAAATTCAATGGTACGAGCACAACAGAACTAATGATACTACCCATCTGCGCATGTAGATATGCTGCCATTTCTGAAAAATAAAATGTATCACCAAAGTCCCATTTATCTAACGTAAAATAATTATCCATATTGGCTATGACAAGATTCTTAATCTCACTTACGCTTGCATTGCTACCATATGCTTTTATAACCTTAATAGTGGCTTGCAATTCTTTTGCTGCTTTGACACCAAATAGAGGTTTAAATTCTACAGAATTTAATATCATTGTATCTGATAACATTTTATAGTTTTGCAAGCCACTATATGTAGTTGTTAAAGAATTAATAGTAGGAGGTACTGGTTTTGATACGGTATCAGTTATATCTTTGATATAATTTTGATATTGACTATAATATTCTTGTGTTACTACATATACATCGATGATATTTGTTGTCCCAGGGTCTATTAAATTGGTTAAAGGACTATTGTGTCTGTATTGGAAATATAAGTCCTGGCGACCAGTCCTGGCAATAAAATCATTTCGTAGTACTAGCGATCTAACTCCTGTTGTTGGATCAATCACAAGTGTGTAAAATAGTGCCGCAGTATATGCGTAGAATATCTGACCAGCAACATATGAATTTTTAACAAGCTCTATGGCATTCATAGTAGCATATTCGGAATTAACTATACCGCTTTCAACTAATAGATAGCGTTCGAGATTATCAAAGTCCACAGTTCTTTGCAAGAATACTAATTTAAGATTTGATGAAACATCCGGCGCTACTACTTCTGTGAAGAAATCTGGATTATCGGGCACACCGTCACCATCAGAATCTTGGAATGATACTAGCACTTGATAATCATCCACATATCCATCACTCTCAACTGGCTGCCCTACGATAGTAACATCAATATCACTGGGAAATGAGGCAGAAACATCCGGAAGACTATTAGATTTTAATATCTTGATAAAATCTTTGATTACTGTGCCGGTGCGTGAATCATATATGGCTTGATTGCTGTAAAAGAAAAATCTAGTTTGTAATACACTACCAAATATATAATCTAATGCTCTGGCAGTTGTTGTGTAGGTAATACCGTCGGTTAAAAATTCTACTACCCAGCTTGCATCACTGCCGACACCGGCAGTACTACCGGCATTTGTTTGGCTCCAGGTAGCACCTTGATCAAGATTGGTAGAAGTGATAAGATACCAAGTGCCGGGCACTCCGGTAATGGTTCCTAGGCTGTCAAATCCTATACCAAAGTTACGCTGCAATACAATTTGATCCAGCATACTTTTCTCAAATGCAGCTGGCAGATCTGTTATGAACAATGGAATAACCTGTGTGGCAATTGCCCCAGTTGGTATAAAATTATTCAGCGCAACAGGCCCTGTACCATTTGCTAAATTACCAGTACCTTGATTTGTACCATCCCCTATTACAGCAGATGGACTTGCCCATAGTATTAATTTTTCGTCGGACCTAAGCGGCGTTCCTGGTTGTAATCTATTATTTGAGTCAAAGTAATAACCAGCTGGCGGTATAAATTTTACTAATGATCCAACTTGTATATATTTTTTATTATCGCTTGTATAGCTACCAACTGGTGCAGGTGCACCAAGACTGTTTACAAAATATCCAGTAGTTTCATTTATTAGTGTGGTACTCTGATGCCAAGTAATTGCAAGTGTTACAAGATCTGGGCGAGGAAAATTCGCATAATAAAACTGCTGCATTTGAGAAGCAGCTAAGAGTGGCTGTACTTGGTTAACAATAATATCATTAATCTCGTTTGTGGTTGCCCAGGTGAATAAGAATGTTGGCAATGTGTTTTCTTCATACAATGCTCCATCACTACCAAAAATATTTGTGCTGGAATACTTTCCGGTGTTATCTACTAGATCTAGATATCGACTGGTACCGATGCTACTACGATTTAATGCTTTGCTTTTTATAATACTATTATATGCAGTAAATGGGAAATTATTATAATCTTCGCCGTTGACCATGCGATTCTGTGTATAGTATCTAGCCGGAGCACGTTGCTTGATTTCGTCGATAGTTTCTCTTGCTTGTGCATTAGATACTGGCTGTGTAATACCACAGGTAAATGTAATAGTTTCGAGTTGTCCGGTTCTGCTGACATAACTTATAGGCAGACTAACTGCTTGCATTTCTTCAGGGTTGATAATATATTCAAGCCCATTGCTGGCACGTACATAGTTACGGAATTGTCCCACTGGGATTTCGCTAAACACCCCATCACCAAAGTTTAATGTGATCTGATCATTAGTTCTACTTGCGACAGAAAATAGTTTTCTTAAACGTGCGCCTTCCTGCACTGCTGCAGAGGTATATACGCTTTCAACGTACTGCCATTCGGATTTAATAGAACCCACATTATCTAATTGATATAACCAAATATCTTCGTTGTTAATACCTTCAATATTAATGTTAACAGTCCTGTTGCTTATACGTTCAGACAGATTAAAATCTTGATTCTGCAATGCACCTTGTTTGAATAAAAAGAAGTAGCCGGTATTGGCGCTGGCGAATCCTAGTTGATCATTACGAAATAACATATTAAATACGCCATTTGGTTTTGGTGCAGGCTCGTAAATAAATTCTTTGTTAAGTGCGGTACTTGTAACCGCTTCAAATGGCATGCTTATACCATTAACTGTGGCGGTATATGGGATTACTGGCAAGTAGCCCGGAACCAAGTTAATACTATACTCGTCGGTGCGTACTCCTAATATGGTAGTACGATTTCCCGGACGGCCAACACGCTGAGTGTTAACCATAGATGCATTAATGATTGCTGTGAATTGTTCCTGCCAATTTAAATTTGTAGGATCGGCCCAATTGACTGTGACATTAGAGAGATTGATACCGTTGATGTCTGTAACATTTTCTGTAGTTTGCACAGAGAATACTTTGAGATATCCTTCGGCAGCACTATTGCGCTTAGGTGTATAGCTTACAAGATTAGCCAGTCGAACAACAGAATCTCTGCGTTCGGCTGTATCCATGTAATTTTCACGTGTGTTTAAATCTGTGCGGAATGCAAGGGCTTGTCCCATGAATGCCATCACATCAAGTATGGCGATAAATTCTGAACTTTCTATGTAGTCATTAAAAGTTTCAGGGTAATAAAGGCGTAGATAGTCCACAAAACTTTTACGCAACGTTTCAAAATCGTAACTTTGAAAGTCTGCCTCACGATAGGTTTGATAGATTCTTTTCCAATCCTCAACCCCAAATATTGCTGTTTGTCTTGTTGTCTTTGCCATAGTCAGTTATTTATGGACATATTAATCAGCTGATTTATACGTAACTGGCTTGACCCAAATTTTGATTAAAAAATATTGCCAAGCTCTCTGCATTGGTACCAGGAACGAATACTAGCTCAACTTGTATTAACATTCCATTTTCTTGTGGGAATAGCTGTAATTCGCTGATCTGCACCCTAGGATCACCCCCTACAACTCGTTGTAATTCTTGAGTTATAGTGCGCTGTGTGTCGGCATTTTGATTTTCAAATAGATTATCCCATAAACTAGTGCCGTACGCTGGTCGGCCCACTAACTGTCCATGACGAATATTTAAAGCATTAAGTAAATCTCGTTTAATAAGCTCATTATCAAGCAAAGTAAATTTTTTGAATTGATCTTGTGTATTGAATCCGATAAATGTTGTCATGATACTTTATTTATTTCCTCAAAGGATTGTCTGGAGCGAAACGGAAAATTCCATCTTCGTCTGTTAACATAGGAGTAACGGCTAGTACTGCTGCTGCATCAGAATATATGATGTCGGGTATTTTTGCATTTCCGATTATATTTGAAACTAGCTGATCAAGATCTTGACGTTGTACAGTGTTATCATATCCAGATAGTGATGGAGCCACATTAAGTTGTGCAGAATACGATTCAACAAAATCTATAGCATACTGCCCTTGCCTTGCAGCCATTTGTATTTTACCGATCATATCCGGAGGTGATACTCCTACTATCCAAGCAATAACAGCATCTACCCCATATTGAGCAGCAGGTTGCACTAAGGCAGCTTGGAATCGCGCGCTTTCATCGCCGGTCATCATGCCAGTATCAATTAATCCCTG